CACTTGCACCTAGTGTAATTGTTGTTCCACATTTTTTGATGATGTTTGAATCATCTGAAACTTTATTTATATTATCTACTTTTATTTTACTTGACATATTTTACCTATTGATACTTGTATTTTATAATAACTATTCCTGAACCTCCATTAGCTCCATTACCAGATCCATTTGTTCCTTGACCACCTCCACCGCCACCGCCAGTGTTTGTTGATCCAGCTACTGCTGCAGGTGGACCTGCTCCCCCTGCTCCGCCACCACCTGGTGCTGATGGAGTAGCTACATTACCACCACCTCCACCACCAGCATAAAATCCTGCAGGACTTCCTCCTAATGGAGCTGGAAAAGATGGACTAACATCTAAGCCATTTCCTCCAGGAGTTGCTGCATTTGCTGTATAAGATGCTCCTACTGATCCTGCACCTCCACCACCTGCTGATGAACCATTAGCTGGACTTAAAGATCCAGGAGTACCACCATATTCAAAATTTCCACCATTATTTCCTTGAGGTGGACTCACAGGAGGGGTATTTCCTGTTCCACCATTATTATCATTTCCACTTGTTCTTGCTGCACCACCACCAGAACCTCCTGGAGAGGCATCTGTTGCTGGAATAGGTGTATATGAAGGATTTCCAGCATTATTTCTTGCACCTTTACCACCACCTGCTGATGTATTTGATATAACTGAAGAATTATTTCCATTACTTGCTACTGGACCACCTGAACCTGGATCAGAACCATACGCACCACCTGAACCAATTACAACTGGGTAACCTTGAGCTGAAACAGAAACACAAGATATATTTCTTAATCCTCCTGCTCCTCCACCACCGCCAGCTCCACCACCACCACCTGCAACGATTAATGTTTGAGCTGTATTTGAACCTGCTGCGTTACCACCACAGGAAACTGTAAAAGTACCTGGTCCTGTAAATTTATGATATTTATAATCTCCTACTGTAGATTCTGTTCCACCACTAGCAGCTACAAATTTTATTTCATTAACTACATTATTTGAATAAACAGGCATCCAACCTTTAGTGCTATCTGCATAAACTAAAGTAACTGCCTGACCTTCTGTGTTTAATGTTAAATTAAAAGTTTCACCTTGTATAGGTTGTGAATTTCTATTTATAGTACAAGCATTAGTGTCAAATGTTTTTGCATAATCTGAAACAGAAACTATATTACCAACAGAAGGTGAACTAGGAAGTGTAACGACCACAGCTCCACCATTTGTATTTACAAAATATCCTTCGCCAGAAACTGCTGTAAAATCTCCTGTTTTAATTGATGTTTGCCAATCTACTGTACCAGTTCTACCAAAGCCAGATTGACTAGCTCCTGTTGCTAATTGAACTGTTTTACCAGAACTACCTAAAGTAAGTGTAGATCCGCATTGAACATCAACTGTATTTACTTCTATTTTGCTCATACTATTACCAATGTTCCTGTTACTGTTATTGTGTGTGGAAATGTAACTGGTCCTGCAAGGACAGCACTTTCAATCGTTAAAGTATTGTCTATGGTTGCAGCATGAGTATAAATTTCCTCACTACCTGGTTTGTTACCAATATAATCTAATGTATATAAACTCATTTATTTTATCCTTATGTACTAATTGAATCTACTCTACTAACCCAACAATCAACGCTACTTGCAGCACTTGATTGTCCTTTTAAAACATCAGTATTTTGCATTACAACTTTAGACCCACTTTGTATTAGTTCAACTGAACTAGCTGGTGGGATACTCAAGTCTTTTACAAGATACCTAGTAGTAGAACCAGACTCAGAAATCCATACGCTACAAGTTACTGCTGCTGATGTAATGTTGGCTAATCTGCACCCAACAATAGCATCATCAGAATTAGCAGTTAAAATCGTTGTTGCCGAATTTGTAATCTGCTGACCTGTTCGTTCAAAATCCTGTGCCATTTATCCTCCTTATAAAGCTATTGCCATAGCTGTTGCGAAACCTTTTGAAGCTCCATTAGTTATTTTACTTATGTTAATCGCATTTACAGCTAATGTTATTGTGCCTGATGTAGTAATTGGCGTACCACTTACTGTAAATTCTGATGAGCCACTATCTGCAACTGCCACACTTGTTACTGTTCCAGTATAAGATGGTGTAACTCTTGAAAAAGTAATATTTACTGAACCTATACTACCAGAATTATCTGTAGTACATAAGTAAATTCTATCAGCATTTGTAGAACCCTCTTGAACAATAATTAATTGTCCAGCTAGTTCTGCGACTGTATCATAATCTGGATCTCTTGAAGCTGTACCACTTGCTACAACTTTGTAAATACCATTTGTTTTAGCGTCTGTTTGATCTTTAACTAAAACTTTATTACCAGTTGCTAAAGTGATTCCATCTAAAGTATCACCATTTTGTAAATCTGCTGTTAAATCTATATTTGCTGTTGTTGCAGCTCTTGTAATAATTCTTGTTTTAAGTCCTGCAACTAAATCATCTACATAGCTTTTTATAGTTACATCTGAAGCTCCAGATGGAGTACCTATTCCTGTAATTGTACCACCTGTAATCGCTACGCTATTTGCTGCTTGTGTTGCAATACTTCCTAAACCTAAAGATGTTCTAGCAGTAGCTCCTGATTCTGTTGTAAAATTAGACCCATCTCCAACTATGAAATTACTATCAGTTGGTGTTAATCCAGCAACATCAGTTAATTGTGCATCATACGCTTGAACATCTGATCCAATTGCTAAACCTAAATTAGTTCTTGCAGAAGAAGCTGAAGCAACATCGTTTAAATTGTTTGCTTTAACATTTTTTGCGTCTAGTTGTGTTTGTATGGCAGAAGAAACTCCTGATACATAACCTAATTCTGTAGAAGTTACAGACGATACCGCAACTTTACCTGAACTATTAGAAGCTAAAGCTCTTGAAGCAGTTAAATCTGAAGAAACAATAGTAGTTGCTGCTCCAGTTATGGTAGCTGCTTTTGCATCTAATTGTGTTTGAATGTTTGAACTAACTGTATTTAAGTATTGAAATTCTGTTGTTGATACTGTTCCATCACCAATTTTTGTTGCAGCAATTCCTGTTGGAATAGAATCATTAGTTTTAGATAATACTCCAATATAAACTGTAGTAATAGCTTCGCTTGAAAGTGAACCACTATCCCAAGTTACATTGACTGTTGTATTTGATGAAAAAGATGAAGTTGATATAGTTCCATAAATTGTTCCTGGAGTTGGTGCAGTTAATTTAATTCTTCTTCCTGTATGATAAACTGAAGTTACATTAACACCAGCAATCGTAAATGAAGTTGCACTTGCATAGGCATAAGTTACACTTGCATCTCCATCTCCATATTCTACCCATTGACTATCATTAAACCAATCTCTAGTATTTTTCATTAATGCTCTTAAAGCATTATTTAAATTACTAGGTAACATTCCCTCACCAACATTAAGTCCATTTAGTGATGTGTTACTTGCTTGGGTTGTTGAGTAATCTTTAATATTTGTAGTCATTTATTTAATCCATAAACCATGCGAAAACTTTTGGGTTTTCATCATTATTTTTATTTATTAATGCGTTAGCAACTTCTTCAACTTGTCTTTGGAAATATTCTTGATTTTCCATAGCGTATCTTATGTTATCAATATTCTTATCGTCCATTATCTAGCTCCACCTCTACTAGCAACTAAATCAACGCCTTGTGCATGAGTCCAAGTTGAACCTGCTGCAATTTTAACATTTGCTCTAACATATCTACCTGAAGCTCTTACTGGAACTGAACCATTTGTTACCATTGAACTGTAGGAAGATGTGGTTGCATCATCTGCTAATCTTTCCCTTGTTGTAATTGCAACTGTAGCAGTTGTATCTACAATGGGTCTGACCTCTGTTATATCCGATCTTAGTCCAGGAAACAACTCCATTTCTGTAGTTTCTAATTCTACATCATTTGTGTTGCCTGAAAAAATTGCTGCCTTTTTATCTCCATTTACTGCTCCTAAATATAATTGTCCTCCATCCCAAAATGGAGTATCTAAAGCAATATTAATATTATCCAAATTTGCTGAAATTAAATCCATCATTTCTACAGTATATCCACCAACGAATTGAGTAAAAATAGCACTAGCATTAGCTTTAGCAAAAGACCATTTTTCAGTAACATAGTTATAAACTAGTAATTTATCACAAATACCAGTAGTATTAGCTTCATTATCTCCACTAGGATATAGCCAAATTGCTAATGAATTAAATGGGTCAACTGCTGCTACTATTCTATCTGTATAGGCTTTATCTAAATCTATATCAAAAAATCTATTAACTTTTTCAGCTCCAATAGGTTTTATTTGATCTCCATTAAGCTCAAAAAATCCATCATCTGCATAAAAGAAAACCCTTCTATTATCTTGACAAACTGTTTTTCCATAAACCGCACCTCTATTAGGAGATACAACTGAAAATCTAAATATTGTTGCACCACCTACAAAGTCCATACGCACAATTTCATTTTGCCTAAAAATATAACCATATTCTCCTGAAGTTATAGCTACAATTTGTCCACCTGATCCAGGTAAGTCTTGATAATCTGCTTGTTTAGACCCTGCTGTCCAATGGGTAATATCATTAATACCAGACCATTGAACTCTATTTCTATTATTCGTTTGATTTCCTGTAACTAAAAAATCTCTAACTACTCCTGATGTTCTAAATGTTGGGGGAGAACCAGATGTTGCAATAGTTGAAAGATTGGCAAAATTTGTAGAAGTTCCCATTAAGTAATATTGTGGAGCATCTACTCCATTACTAACAATAATATAATCTCCAAATTGTGTAAATGTAATATAATCTGTATCACTTCCTGTTAAAGGTGTTCCACCAGAAAAATTTGTAGTTGTTAATCTTGCTGTATCAGATGAAACATTAGTTAAATTTTCATTTCCAACTGTTGCTCTTGTTACAGTTACTTCTGCCGATGATACTGTTGCTGAAAAATCAGCATGACCATTAATAGTATTTTTTAAATTTGTAGCAGTAGTATCGTTATTTGTTTGTACTTGAAATTGGTTTGTAGATGGAGTTCCTGTAACTGAAGTGAATACAACAGTTGATCCATCATTTTTTTTTAAAGTAATAGTTTTTCCAGTTCCAATATTTGCATAATCCGAAACTGTTATTGTGCAAGTTGCATAAGAATTATTTAATAATTTTCCACCAGCACCTCTATCTGTAAAAGTACCAGAAGCTAATTGATAAATAGTTTCTTTAGTTGCTGCAAAGTTATAACTGGTATTATCAGTTGATCTAAAAGAACCAGCTCCTTTTGATAAATCTCCAATAGCGTTAGTGCTATAATCAACTAAAGAAGGAAAAGGTTTATAACTTCTAGCAGCAAAATAAACATTCTTTGCTGTGTTAGCTCCAGGATTTTTAAATTTAGGTTGATCTGGTAGCCATTCTCCAAAAGGTATTTGCATTTATTATCCTATTCGTTATTGCTCACTACTCCCACATTTGTAGTTTGGAAAGGTGCAGCAACAGTTACATCAGAAGTTATTTTTAATGGTGATCCACTCCATTGATCTTCTCTGTCGTTTCTTTCAACTCTTTCCATTCCAGTTGTGTAAAGTTGAAACCAATTTTGTAATTTAGCTGGTTCAATACCACCTAAAAAATTTGCAGCATGATAAAGTGAACCATATAAATAAATTCCAGGATGATTTGCTAAAATATAATTACTTGTATTAGAATCTGATAAAGCATCAATAGCTTTGTAATAATTAATTGTTGCTGTGTATGAAGTGTCTGGAGATGGAGCAAATCTAAAATTATCTCCTAATATTGTATAACGAAGGGGTCTGCCAGAAGTAGAACCTGCCTTTGTTTGATCCATTTGAGTTGGAGTCATATAAGTTAAAGAATATTTAGTTGATCCTGAAACAATATAAAAATCTCTAACTTGTAAAAATCCAGTCGGTAATGTTTCTGTTTCTGAGTCAATTGTAAAAGAACTATCAGTAGCCAACATTTTTCTAATTCTAAATTTAGAATTATAATCTGCTTCTACTAATTTAATAAAATCATCAGCTATTTCTGATGTTAAATCTGATCTATTAAGCCAATTAGCAATTGATGTTTTTAATTCTGAATAAGTTGATAATGCCATTACAAATTACCTCTTGCTGTTTTAAAATATTGAAATTCGTTACTATTCAATTTTTTTTTTAATATTTTAGTTTGTGTTTCTGCTGGTAATGCCCACCAGTTATTATTACCATTATATTCTTTTGCCCAAATTTGCAAAGCTAAAATAGGAATAGATGCTACTCTTTTAAGTTCTCTACTAGGAGAGTAACCATCATTCACATTATATAATTCTTTATTATGTTTTAAGTGAGAATCAATATTAAGTTTTTCTGCAATCGTAATTTTTTTTTCAGAAGAATCACCAATAAAAGTTGTTTCTTTTAAACCATCAATTTGAGTTTCTTTCATCTGCCTTGACCTCTATATTTTTTTTTATGTGGTATTCTTTTTGAATACGATTTTGCATGACGACCTGGTCTTTTCCTCCTTGTCCGCTTAATATAAGTATTAACACCCCACTTTGGAGCTTTACCCATTATCCAGACAATTCAGTAGCGTACAAATCTCCAGAACCAATAAAAGCAACTTTATCACCTGGAGCAACTTTAAATATTTCTACCCATCCAGCAGGTATATAAATATCAGTCGCTGCCGCAGTTGGTGCAGCAGCAAATTTAATATGCCCTGCCGCACTTGCAACTATTCTTACAAAAACTGTCTGTGCATTAAAAGCTGTACTAGAAGCGGCACTTGATCCTGAAGAAGTTACTTTGTGTGTTGTTCCTGGATGTAATCCATAATTATAAGCCATGTTTTTTTTCTCCTATTTAATTTATGAGGGTGGAAAAACCGCTAGGTCAGAGCCACCCCCATTTTGTATTATACTATCTTCTTATAACAATTGTAAAGTCAGCAGTATGTGTATTTGTTGATGCACCACTTGTAGTTAGTGTAATATATCCGCCTTCTTCCACAATGTTAGCTGCACTAGGTTCACAGCTATCAACATCACCTGTAGCTGAGCCTGAGTAAGCTATTGTTATAGTTCCATCAGTCATAGCAGTAGAACCAACTTTTGCTGTAATAACAGCATTAGCAGTTGCTATTGTTCCGCCTAAAACTGAATAGATTTTAATTACTTTTCCACCATCAGGAACAGCAACATAAACAGACCCTGCTGTTGATACATCGCTCATTTTGACAGTTATGAAATAATCGTTAAGTGTTCTCATTGTTTATCTCCATCGTTCCGCCCTTAATCTTATCTCAGAGCTTCAATGTTAATATTAATGCAAGGGGAGCAGATATTAAGATTACTCCCCTTACAAATTATTTATTATGATGTAGTTACATCTGTAACCATACCACTTGATGCTTCGTTCTTCGCTTCAAGAGTATATTCAACTACTAAGAATCTCTGATCTGCGTCAGCAGTTTGTGCAGGATTCTGTAATTTGAAGTCTCTCAAAAACGATACTGCCCAGAAATCCATTTCTAAGCATAAAACATCTTGACCTCTTTTAGCCGCAGTACCATTAGTTTTTCTAATCCATCTGTTCGGCTGGACTTGCATAGTACCAAAGTCTGATTCATAAACATCAATAGAAGTTATTAACCTCTTATCTTCTGCTTTATCAAATCTTGTAGCACCACCTGTGAAGCCAGATAGTTTTTGTTTATTGAAAGCATTAAGTTGGATTTGGTTTGGATTTCCGCCATTATCAAAACAGTCTCTCAAAACATTTTTTAATAAAGTCTCTGTAAAAACTCTTTGAGTACCATCTGTTCTAGCAGCACCAGCACCAGCTCCTGAACCTCCAGTACCAGCAGATACATTAGTTGAAATCCATGTTTGGACTCCGCCTAAAGTTCTAGTTGGTGAACCAGATGTTCCAGCCGCAGCAGCAGTATTTGATAAAAGAGCATTTTCCATATCTCTTTTAAGTTCTTTAGCCGCTTTAGCAACTTGGTATGCCAACTCAGTATTTCTACCAGCTAAGTTAACAGAGTCATCTGTTCCAGATACCTGAACCGCTTTTGAAGAAATTTGAGTATAGTTTGTTCGCTTTGTTGAGCTAGAAAGTGTGCCATAAGATATAGCCGCACCTTCTGCTTTTGCGTTTGCCGCAACAGCAGACAGAGAATCTGTTTGCCATTGGTGGCTTGTGTTAGTAGCTTTTGTCTTACCAACACCTGACATAAAAGGAGTGTCTGTAGGAGATATATTGTATATAATATCTGCTAAGTCCTCTCTTATACCAGTAGTGTCGTATGTTAATAATGTAGCCATGTTTGTTTGCCTCCTATTTACATTATATATATTTTGCCAAAAGATCAGTAGCATCTTTAGGATTACCACTTTTCCTTAGGCGGTTAAGTTGATCCAACCTACTTTGACTAATTTTATCCTCTTTATTAACTTTAACACCTGGTTTAACCACTTTAGTTGGTTTTACAATTTTCTTAGCCAAATTTGGTTTTGGCTTGTTTAAATTGTTACGATGGATCATACCATCTAAAACCACATCAAACATTCTACTATCATAGATTCCAGAAACTTCTTGATCGTTAAAACCTCTTTCCACTAAATAGTTTCTCATGTTTGTTTTTAAGGTAGCTCCCTTTATGGGGTCTGCAAAATCAGGATGTTTTAACGCAACCTTTTTTTGTTCTTCCCTTAAAATTTCCTGAAACTGTTGTTCTTGATGAGAGCGTATCTTTCTTTGAGCTTGTACGATATTTTCTTTTCTTCGTCTTAGCTTTCTCTCAACTTTCGCAGCTTCAGTTGGGTCTTCATCAAATAATTTATCAAGTTCTTTAGAACTTAACTCACTATTGACTTCAGCGTTTAAAGTCGCTGTAAGAGTATTCAAATCCTCAAATTTGGTTGAATAGTCTTTTAACAGACGATCTTTGTCAGAAGCAATTTGCCTTCTTTCAATGGCAAGTTCTTCTGTCTTTCGTCTGTAGTCGGCATCTTTTTGATAACCTGCTTTTAGTTCATCAAGGTCAACTTCAATCTTTTCACCATTTACAATTATTTGGTGTAGTGGAGTTTCTTGAGTTTCTTCAGCGTTTTCCGCTTCAGATGCTTGTACTTGATCTTCAACTTTCTGAGGTTGTTCCTCAGTTTGAGTTTCCGATTGTTGTTGATCTTCAGATTTTTTTTCAGAAGTTTCCTTTTCAGGTTTAACTTCTTCTTTCTTTGTATCAACTTTGTCAGCTTTTTTCTCTTGAGGTTCATTAGTTATCGGTTCATTAATTTTCCCCTGATCTAATAATCCCTCAACAGCTTTAGCTGCACCTTGCATTGTCCTATTAGACAATAGTGGATTTGCTTCAGACATATAGTCCTCCTTTGTTAAGCTCCCATTATGGGTTGGCTTATCCTAACCTTGATGATTAGAATTATTTTTCTTTGTTATTCTGGAAATTAGACAATTGTTTTTCTGCTAATTTTCCAGTTTCAAGAATCTCTTTAAAATGCTGCTCTACTTTTCCTAGAACCTGATAGGCTATCCATAATTTTTCTCTAGCCTCATTTTCATTTACAGATGTTCTATCTAGTAAAGCCTCAGAATAAATTTTTTTAAGAGTTTCAAAAGACTCTTTAAAAAGTTCATTCTGTAATATCTGTTTCGCCTGAGATGATCTGCTCAATTCCTTGAGCCTCTTGTCTTGGTCTCTGCTGTCCATTTTTGTTTTCAAACTGTTCGGTGAACATATTAGCACTTTTTTCTGCTAGTTCAAGGTTTTTAGAGCCTTTAGCAATTATAACCCTATCTAATTCAGCTTCTGCTTTAAGTTTTGTAGTATCTAATTGTGTATTATATTTTAAAGCAATATCTTTAATCTTAGCCTCAAAGTCTAATAATGTATCTTGATGTTTTTGTTCTAGCTCTTTGTATCTTAATTCTATATCTGCAATTTTTCTCTTATTCTCTGCATCAATTCTAGCCATTTCAATTTTTTCAATTGGAGTAATTTCAGGAGGAGGAGGAGGAGACATTAATTTCTGACCTTTAATTGGATCAATAAAATAACTTCCAACAGTCTGTAATCCTGCGTTTTCAATAATTTTAGATAAAGTGTTATAAATATTTTTCATAGTAACCATAGGATAATCCCTTCTTCCCTGAAGTTCAAAAGCCTGTAGTTGTTTTTGTAAAATATTATTTAACATTACTACTTGTTGTTCTTTTGTGCCTGTGCCTAAACCAACAGTAATAGAAACATTAAAACGATCTTTCCATTCAGTAGGCAATACTGGAATGTACTCATTGTTTATTTGAATAATTTTTTCCTTATCTTGATACTTAACTGATAAAGCAAACATTTTTCTAAATAAATCTTTAACACCTGTTTCAGCAAAAATTCTTGCAATCAATTCTGATCGCATTTGCGTTTGATTCATTATTGCACTAATTCCAGTTGCTGTTTTGTTTAAACTTTCTGAATCCAAACCTTGATTGTATTTTGTAACACCAGTTCTAACTTCTCTAACTTGATCTAAGTATTCTAATAATGGAAATGCTTGTTGAGAAATTGGTTGAGCTTGTATAGGCTGCATAACTTGATTAGGTGGTTGTTTAGTTCTTACAACACCTCCAGGTCTAGTTGTTAATAAATCATCCATGTTCACCATACCATCCATGATCGCAACTCTATTATTATTTGTTAAATACATATTATCTAACAATTGTCTCATTACAGTTGATTTCATTAATTGTATATCCTCAACTAATTCTGCAACTGATCTACCATAAAATCTGTGAGGCATAGGAATTGGTGTAACTGAAACAAAAGGAATTTGATCGCATGGCATATTTTCTAAAATTTGATATGCACTAGAACCTACTGAAACTACTTTTCTAAGTTCAGCAATACCATCACCATCATAATCATAACGAATATAATTTTCATAAATTTGTATTCTTTGTGTAGAAGGATCATTAGAAGTATCATAAGGATAATCTTCTATATTTCTAAATCTTGCTAATTTTTCTGTATTTAAAATTGTAGAATCTGAAGTAGGTAAGTTATAAACTTCTTCTTTGCTATAACCCATTTCAATTAATTGTGTTCTTGTAAGTTGAACTCTGTGAGCTACATAGTCTGCATCTTCTAATCTAACCGCAGCTTTATCAATTAAAAATTCTTCTGGTGGAATAGACTCAACTTTAATTTTTCCTTTCTTTGCAGTTCTTTTAATTTTACAATCATGTAATTTAGGAGTTGGAATATCCATATCCATTCCTTGAGCAGCCATTTGATCTTCAAGCTCATCAATTGCTTTATCTGCTTGAACATCCTCCTTAACTTCATCTTCTAAAATTTCTACTTCAGGACTATCAATTAAAACTTTATAT